TATCAACTGCTTCTAAATTCCAACTCTTTGAATTTAATGACGAATTTACAAGAGCAAACTTTAGAAACATTGTAGAACCTTTTTTAAGAGAAGTACAAGGTCGTAGAGGTATCACAGACTTTTTAGTAGTATGTGATGAAACTAATAATACAGGCGAAGTAATTGATAGAAATGAATTTGTTGCAGAAATCTTTGTGAAACCTGCAAGAAGTATCAACTTTATTACATTATCTTTTGTCGCAACACGAACTGGCGTTTCTTTTGAAGAAGTCGCAGGCGGTTAATAGTAGAGAAGGAGAAATAAAAAATGGCAAACATAAATGACTTCAAAGCTAAACTTGCAGGCGGTGGCGCAAGAGCCAATCAGTTTAAGGTAACAATGCCTTTTCCTGGTTACGCACAAGTTGGTGGCGAAATAGAAGACTTAGCATTTCTATGTACAACAACATCAATTCCAGCTATGACGGTTGGAAACATTAATGTACCTTTTAGAGGAAGACAGATCAAAATAGCAGGTGATAGAACATTTGCTGATTGGTCTATCACGGTTCTTAACGATACAAACTTTAAGTTAAGAAACGCTTTTGAAAGATGGCAGAATGGTATCAACAATATGACAGACAACGAAGGATTATCAAATCCTGTTGACTATCAAGTGGATGCTTTTGTTGACCAGTTAGACAGAAATGGTAATACATTAAAATCTTATACTTTGAGAGGGGCATTTCCAGTGGAAGTTGCTGCTATTGATTTGAATTTTGCAACGGTGGATGAAGTAGAAACATTCGGTGTAACTTTCCAATATCAATATTTTGAAACAAACACTACTACATAGTATATAAATTAAAGGGCGCCCTTAAAAGCGCCCTTTTAAAACTATTATAAGTAGTATAAAGAAAAGGAATTAAATTATGGCAGAGTTATTCGGGTTTAATATTACACGAGTCAAACCTAAAACAGACCCTAAACAACAATTCAGTCAACCTCAAGCGGAAGACGGCACACAGGTAGTTGCCGCTGGTGGTTTCTTTGGTAGTTACCTTGATATGGAAGGTACTGCTAAAACTGAGCAGGACTTAATTAGAAGATATAGAGAGATTGCTTTACATCCAGAATGTGATATGGCAATTGAGGATATTGTTAATGAGGCAATAACTTCAAATGAAAATAGACAATCAGTAAAAGTAGTTACAGATCAGTTAGGTCAATACTCATCAAAAATTAGAGCAAGAATAGAATCAGAATTTTCTGAAGTATTAAGACTATTACAATTTAATACTAGAGGACACGATTTGTTTAGAAGATGGTATGTTGATGGAAGAATCTTTTTCCAAAAGGTTATTGACGCAGAAAATAGTAAAAATGGTATTGTAGAATTAAAATACCTAGATCCAAGAAAAGTTAAAAAAATTAGAGAAGTTAGAAAGAGAAGACCAGAAGGTATGGTTTCTCCGACTAACATTAATATAGCAGATGAAACGGTAGAATATTTTGTATATAACGAAAGAGGTATACAAGGTGCCGCTGCTATTCAAGGAATTAAAATTGCACCTGACACAATTGCATTTTGTCCATCAGGTGTTATAGATCAAAATAAAAATGGTTTAGTTATGTCTTATTTACATAAGGCAATTAAACCTGTCAATCAATTAAGAATGATTGAAGACGCTGCTGTTATATACAGAATAGCAAGAGCACCTGAAAGAAGAATGTTCAAAATTGATGTAGGTAATTTACCTAAAGCAAAAGCAGAACAATATTTAAGAGATGTTATGGCAAGATACAGAAACAAACTTGTCTATGACGCAAGTACAGGTGAAATTAGAGATGACAGAAACTATATGTCTATGTTAGAAGACTTTTGGTTACCGAGTAGAGATGGTGGAAGAGGAACAGATATTACTACTTTACCAGGTGGACAAAATCTTGGAGAAATATCAGACATAGAATACTTTAGAGCAAAACTTTATAGAAGTTTAAATGTTCCTGTTAGTAGATTAGAGGCAAGTCAAGGTTTTAATCTAGGTCGTGCTTCAGAAATTAGTAGAGATGAATTAAAATTTACTAAATTTGTAGGCAGATTAAGAAAGAAATTTACTGAATTGTTTAATGATCTTTTAAGAACACAATTAATAATTAAAGGCATAATTGCTGAAACAGAATGGCCTTCAATTAGAGATAGTATTTTTTATGACTTCTTACAAGATGGTCACTTTGCAGAATTAAAAAATTCTGAAATGATGAGAGAAAGACTAAACTTAGCAAGAGAAGTTAGAGATTATATTGGTAAATATTATTCAGTTAATTATGTTAGAAGAAACATATTAAGACAAACTGAACAAGAGATAAGAAAAATGGATGCTGAAATCAAAAAAGAAATTGATAGTGGCATTATATCAGGACCTGAAAATCAAATGGGTAATGATGAAGATATTTTAAATTAAGGAGAAAATATGAGTGAAGAAGTAAAAAACTTTATAGATAAGATGGCGCAAAACGATATGGTTGGTGCTGGGGATGCTTTTAAAGACGCATTAAGAGGTAAAATGGGTGACGCATTAGATAAACAAAGACAAGATATTGCTGGTAATATGTTTAAGGCACAATCACATAGCGATCCAAAACCAGAGATCGCAGGTACAGGTACTTTTAATAAAGATGGATCAATTGAACCTACAGGTGCAAATGCACAAGACGGTCAAGCACAAACAGAAATAACACCAGAAACACCAGAGGTATCAAATGCAGAAAGTCAGCCAGCTAGTACAGAACAACCAGACGTTCAATAGTAATTCATATAAAAATTTATCGCCTGTTATGAAAGAGGCAATAAGTGATGTTATGAAATTAGTTGATAACAAGACAGACGACTTATTAAAAACTTTTGAAACAGCAGTAACTAAAGTTGCTGAACAACATAATGTAGATAAAGACGATATTGAAGAATACTTTGATATTGAATTAAAAGAACAATTAGAGGAATAAAATGGCGTGGGTAGATATACCAGGATCAAATAGTGTTTGGCAATATGAAAATACTGCCACTGCTTCTAATACATATCCAGACGCAACTGGAACATATTCAGGTGGTATAAGAAGTTATACAAGACCTGGAACTGGAACGGTAGAACAAACTTATGTCAGATGTAGAAAGAAAGGCACAACGGTTGAACGAGGTGAACTTTCTAAAAACTACTATGACGCACAATAGGAATTAAAATGGCAGATATAGTATCAACACAAGTAATAACAGACACATCTGGAGTTAAATATGTTGCAAAAATGACTAACATATCAGATGGTTCTGGTGAATCTTTAGTCAAAAAAATAGACGCTTCAACAACTACTTTTATGACCGAAGACGCAAATAGAACAATTGCGAAAGTATGGTTTTCAATTAACGCAATAAGTAAGAAAGCTTGCGTAGAATTGTTAAGGGATGGCGATACTAACGCAACTGGAGTATTGTTGAGTGGTCAAGGTTATTGGGACTTGCGTACATCAGGAAACTCTATACCAAACAATGCGACTACACCAACAGGAGATGTTTTACTATCTACACACGACTTTGTAAATGGTGATAATTATACGATTATCGTTGAGTTTAGATAGAAAATTGTATAAATAGTTAGTATAAAGAGAGAGATTAGATGAAGTTAATATCAGAAGAAATACAAAACGCAGAATACCTAGTTGAAGAAACTAATGGTAAGAAAAATTACAAAATTAAAGGTATCTTTTTACAATCCGACATTAAGAATAGAAACGGAAGAGTGTATCCTAACGAGGTATTACACAAAGAAGTAACTAGATATAACCGAGAATTTATCAACAAAAACAGAGCATTTGGTGAGTTGGGACATCCTGACGGACCAGTTGTAAATTTGGAAAGAGTTTCACATATGATTACGAAACTTCATCCAGATGGTGGAAATTTTGTTGGTGAAGCGAAGATAATGAATACTCCGTATGGTAAGATTGTTAAAGGTCTTATTGACGAAGGCGCTCAATTGGGTGTATCTAGTAGAGGTATGGGTTCATTACAACAAAGAGGTGGTGTTAACTATGTAGGAGAAGACTTCTATTTAGCAACCGCTGCCGACATTGTGGCAGATCCGTCTGCTCCAGACGCTTTCGTAGAAGGCATTATGGAGAGTAAAGAATGGGTTTGGGACAACGGAGTACTCGTAGAAAAGAACATTGAGGCTTGGAAACGAGAAATAGAAAGTGCAAAAAGACACGCTTTAGCAGAGGCAAAAGTGAAAGTCTTTAAAAACTTTCTTTCAAATCTCTAGTTTTATAAATATTAACAATTAATTAATTAAAACTAGTTTTAACTATTAAAGAGGAGATTTCAATGGCCGAAACAGAAAAAACACTTGTTGAAGCAGGAAAAGCAGTAATGGAAGCAACAGCTCCAGACGCTCCTAAAAAGAACGCTGTAGCGGCTGAACCTTCACCACTATCAAATAGTGCTGAGGATTTAGGTCCTGCTGTTGTAAAACCAACAGACAGCAATCCTGACGCAACAAAAAAAGTTAAAGAGGTTTCTGGACAAGCACCACAAAAATCTGAAGGTGCTCCTGATCCAATGCCAACTTTGAAAAAAGAAGGCGCTAAAGAAACTGACAAAGATTCGGAAGATAAAGAAATCAAAGAAGGCGAAATGCCTCAAGCAGCTATAGACGCTCTTAAAAAATCTGGTAAAGATGTTACTAAAGATGATAAAGAGAAAAAAGAAGTAAAAGAAACTATGGATGCTGGGGAAGTTTCTAAAGAGAAAGACGCAAAAAAAGAAGTAGATCAAAAAACTGCTAATGTGTCTGAATCTGAAGAAGAAAAGAAAAAAGAGATAGACGTAAAAGAACACGTTGACGCTCTTATCGCTGGAGAAGATTCATTATCTGAAGAATTTAAAACAAAAGCTGCAACCGTATTTGAAACAGCAATTAAATCTAAAGTAAAAGAGATTGCTGAAGATATGCAGGCAGATTTTGATAAGAAATTCGTAGAAGAAACTTCTAAATCTAAAGATGAGTTAGTAGAAAAAGTTGACTCTTACCTTGCTTACGTAGTGGAAGAGTGGATGAAAGAAAACGAACTTGCTTTAGAAAGAGGAATCAAAGGCGAAATCGCTGAGGACTTTATTAGTGGTCTTAAAAAGTTATTTGAAGATCATTACATAGATGTTCCTGACGAAAAATATAATGTGTTAGAAGATCAATCTTCTAAAATTGATGAATTAAACAATAAACTTAATGAATCAATTGCTAAGAATGTTGAATTGACTAAAGAGAACGGTAATTTTAAGAAAGACCAAATCGTAGATGAGGCTTCTGAAAATTTAACTGATACTCAAAAAGAAAAATTTAACAAACTTGCTGAAGAAATTGACTACAAAAACGAAGAAGATTTTAAAACTAAAGTTGCTACCGTTAAGGAAAGTTACTTTGGTAAAAAAGAATCAACTAGTGAAATAGATGATGTGGCGGCAGAGTCAAGTGCTCAACCTGAGGACTTAACTAATGCAATGGCTGCTTATAGTGCCGCTATAAGTAAAACAAAAGATATTAAGTTATCTAATTAATATAGAGGGAGATAAAAACAAATGTATTTATCAGAACAATACGAAAAAAAATGGCAGCCTGTCCTAGAACACCCTGACTTACCAAAAGTTAAGGATTCTTACAGACGAGCCGTTACTGCTACTATCTTGGAAAACCAAGAAAGAGCTATGAAAGAGGACGCTCAGTTTATGACTGAAGCCGCTCCTACAAATGCTACTGGTTCTTCAGTTGCAAATTGGGATCCAATCCTAATTTCACTAGTTAGAAGAGCTATGCCGAACCTTATCGCTTACGATATTGCTGGTGTTCAACCTATGACAGGTCCAACTGGTCTTATCTTTGCAATGAGAAGCAGATATACTTCACAAACTGGAAACGAAGCATTGTTTGACGAAGCTGACACAGATTTCTCTAGTAGAAATGCTGCTGGCGACTCAACACAAGGTGCTGATGCTGGTGCTACACCAACAGATCATTCTGGAACTAACCCTAGCGTTTTAAATGACGCTGCTGCTGGATCAACTGATTATAGCAGAGGTCAAGGAATGACAACTGGCGAAGCAGAAGCTTTAGGCGATGCTGCTGGTAATCAGTTTGCTGAAATGGCTTTCTCAATTGAGAAATCTACGGTAACTGCTAGAAGCAGAGCTCTAAAGGCTGAATACACTATGGAACTTGCTCAAGACTTAAAAGCAATCCACGGTTTAGACGCTGAAACAGAACTTGCTAACATTCTATCTGCTGAGATCCTTGCGGAAATCAATAGAGAAGTTGTTAGAACAATTTATATCAACGCAGAAAAAGGCGCTGCTGTTAATACTACAACAGCTGGTGTTTTTGATTTAGACACAGACTCAAACGGAAGATGGTCAGTTGAAAGATTCAAAGGTCTTATGTTCCAATTAGAGAGAGATGCTAATAGAATCGCACAAAGAACAAGAAGAGGAAAAGGTAATTTAATTATCTGTTCTGCTGATGTTGCTAGTGCTCTTCAAATGGCTGGTGTTTTAGATTACACTCCTGCATTAAACAACAATCTTGCTGTTGACGACACAGGCAATACTTTTGCTGGTGTTTTAAACGGTAGATTTAAAGTGTACATTGATCCATATTCAGCTAATAGTGCTGCTAAACAATACTATGTTGTTGGATACAAAGGTACTTCTCCATATGACGCTGGTATATTCTACTGCCCATATGTTCCATTACAAATGGTAAGAGCAGTTGGTCAAGACACTTTCCAACCAAAAATCGGTTTCAAAACTAGATACGGTCTAGTTGCAAACCCATTTGCTGAAACAGGTGCTCAAACGGGTGCTGCTACTGCTGTGAACCATTCAGGTTCTGCAAATAGTAACAGATACTACCAAAGAGTACAAGTTGCAAACATAATGTAATATTGGTTGATCGTTGTTTAACGATTAATGAATACGAAAAGGGGCGCTTCGGCGCCCTTTTTTTTTGGCCTTATAAATAAAAGTATGATTGAACAAATTAAGAAAATTATTATTGGACTAATTGCAATATCATTGTTTATAGGATGTTTAGCAATTACATTAAATCATTTAAATCCAAAGAGTGATCCTAATCCTTTAGAAAATATAGAAAAGAAACTAGACGAAGCTGCTCAAAAAGAGAGTGTTTTAACAGAAAATGAAAAAATGTTAGAACAAGAATCTACTGAAAAAGAGTGGCAAGAAGTAGATAATACAACAGATAAATAGTATTATGACAACTATTAATTCACAAAGCAGACAACCTACTAAACAGGATTATGCTGATCCTACAAAGTTTAAATTTAGTATTATCAAGTTGCCTAAAGTAGAATATTTTTGTACACAGGTAAACTTGCCAGGTGTAAGTATAGCAGATAACTATACACAACCTACACCATTTAGAGATATACCTTTACCTGGAGAAAAATTAAGATACGAACCATTATCGGTTACATTTCTTGTAGATGAAAATTTAGAGAACTACCAAGAGATACACGGTTGGTTAAGAGGTCTAGGATTTCCAGGTGGACACGAAGAATTTAAAACATTATTAGATGGTGGGGTAGATAGATTTCCTACTTCAAAAAGTAGTGTTTTACCAGACGCAGGAAGAGGTGGTAAATTTAAATCACCAGATGTTGGTGGTGTGTTTTCAGACGCTACACTTAACATATTAACAAGTAAAAACAATCCTGTAACTGAAGTTAGATTTAGAGATTGTTTTCCTATCTCTCTATCTGCTTTATCATACGATCAACAAGCGTCAGAAACAAATTACTTAACAGCAACGGTAACCTTTGAGTATAAATTATATGACTTTGCGGATACTAATGCAAGTAGAACAAGCATTACAACCTCATAAACATTGACTTTTTAGTCGGTTTGTGTTATTATGGATATATTATGGATTTAGAACAATTACAAGAACTAGCAGACAAAGATTTAAAACTTAATGATACTGAACTAGATTTAGAATCATTAAAAACACCTCAACTACACAACAAATATTTAAAACACTTAACAAAATTTAAGTTGTTATTAACTAGAGCGCAAGACGATTTTACAAGAATCAAAAGAGATAAGTGGGAGTATTATACTGGTAAGGCAGACCCAGCAGTATATCAATTAAAACCTTTCAATTTAAAAATTTTAAAACAAGATGTTGACAAGTATATAGAATCAGATGAAGAATGGATTAAAGCAAATCAAAAAGTAAAATACCTGGAAACAATTATAGATTTTTTAGATAGAACATTAAGACAAATAACTAATAGAACATTTACTATTAAGAACGCCATTGACTGGAGAAAGTTTACTAGTGGCGCTATCTAATGACCACAACAAGATACCTCATCATAGATAAAAAAAACGAAGTCTATTTAAAGATAGAAGCGGACGCTGATATTCGTAGAGAATTAGGCGAATACTTTACCTTTGAAGTGCCTGGTTTTAAGTTTATGCCCCAATATAGAAATAGAGTTTGGGACGGTAAAATTAGATTATTCAGTTATGCAACTGGTCAAATATATGCAGGATTATATCCTTACATAGTAGATTGGTGTACTAAAAATAATGTTCAAATTGTAGATGGAACTAAAATAAAAGATGTTCCAATGAGTGCTGAAGATACAAATAGATTTCTAAAAGCATTAAGAATACCTAAAATAACTATAAGAGATTACCAAGCGGAAGCGTTTGTACACGCAATTAAAAAAGGTCGGTGCCTGTTACTATCACCAACTGCCTCTGGTAAATCATTAATTGTTTATTTAATGTTAATATACAATCTATTAAGATTAAAAGAAAAGAAAAACGATAAGATATTAATTATAGTACCAACAACGTCTTTAGTAGAACAATTATATAAAGACTTTAAAGACTATGGATATAATAGTGATCGCAATGTACATAGAATATATCAAGGACACGATAAAGATACTAATAAAAGAGTAGTAATATCTACTTGGCAGTCAATATATAATCTTCCTAAAAAATGGTTTAAACAATATGGTGCTGTATTCGGAGATGAGGCACACTTATTTAAAGCAGTTTCATTGACAAAGATAATGACAAAGTTAGAAGATTGTAAGTATAGAGTAGGATTAACTGGTACTTTAGATGGAACTAAAACACATAAACTTGTATTAGAAGGATTGTTTGGTGCTGTAAGTAAGGTAACTTCAACAACAGAATTACAAGAGAAAAAACAACTTGCTGATTTAAAAATTTTCTGTTTAATTTTACAACACGATAAAGAGGCAAGAGAATTTATGTTTGGTAAAACATACCAAGAAGAAATGGATTACTTGGTTAAGAATGAAAAGAGAAATAAATATATATGTAATCTTGCTTCAGATTTACAAGGCAATACATTATGTTTATTTCAGTATGTAGAGAAACACGGAAAGGAACTCTATGAATCAATTAAAAGAAAAGCTGTTGACAAACAAGTATTTTATGTCCACGGTGGAGTGGATACAGACGAGAGGGAAGAGATCAGAAAAATTACTGAATCTTCTGACGGCGCTATTATCGTTGCGAGTTATGGGACTTTCAGTACAGGCATTAATATTCGGAACTTGCATAACATTATCTTTTCTAGTCCTAGCAAGTCTAGGATAAGAAATCTACAATCAATCGGTAGAGGATTAAGATTAAAAGATAATAAATCAAGTGCTACTTTGTACGATATATCAGATGATTTAACGCACAATGAAAAAGAAAATTATACTCTTTCACACTTACGTGAAAGGATAAATATTTACAACGAAGAGGATTTTAATTATGAAATCCATAATGTGGAGTTAAAATAAATATGCACCAACCACAAAACATAAAAGACAGACCTGTCATTAATGTAAAGATAATCAAACTAGTTAATGGGGAAGATGTTGTAACCGTATTACCAACTGGTCAACAACAACTACCAGATAACTCAACAATGTTGAGATTAGAAAAACCTCTTTTAATTAAGTATGTTCCTCAAATGACATTAACAGGATTTAAAGATTATATCGCATTAATTAAATGGTGTTCTTATACTCCAGATAAAATGGTTACTATACCTAAAGATAAGATTATGACTATAACAAATGCGTCATTAGAAATGGCGTCTAGTTATCACAATATTGCGTCCGATTGGAACAAAAAACCTGTGCCAGTTAGACAACAAAATTATAAAACGCAGAAGCTAACAGATGAACAAAATGAGAAAGTGAATGAATTATTTGATGAACTTGATGAAGATGATCTGGAGAAAACTATCCATTAATAATAATAGTATAGCTATTCTTCTCGGCAACCCGCTACACGCTCCATTATACACAAATTTTAGCAAAAGTCAATGCTGATTTATAGCAAAAAAATAGACCGAAATTTGCTATAAACATTGACATTTTCATTGAAAGGTGTTATATTAATATTATGAGAAAAACTACAAAAAAAGAACATTATGTAAATAACAAAGAGTTTCTTACTGCTATGATTGGTTATAGAAAATCAGTTAACAAAGCAAAAAGAGAAAAGAAACCGAAACCGCCTGTTACAGATTATATCGGCAGTTGTTTTTTAAAGATTGCGAATCACCTATCATACAGACCGAATTTTATTAATTATACATTTAGGGACGATATGATTAGTGATGGTATAGAGAATTGTTTACAATACCTAGATAACTTTAATCCAACAAAATCAAACAATCCGTTTGCTTACTTTACACAAATAATATATTATGCCTTTGTAAGAAGAATCCAGAAAGAGAAGAAACAAGTTACAATAAAGAACAGACTTATTACAGAATCAAACTATGATGATATGACTTTACAACCAGGTGAAGATAAAGAGTTTAAAAATCAATTTACAGAATTTCTTAAAAAGAATATGCCTGTTGAAGAACAGCAAAAAATCGCTGATGAAATAGCAAAGAAAAAGAATAAAAAGAGGAAGAAGAAAACAAAAAGTAGTTTAGACTACTTTATGGGTTATGAAGATAGCACTACTAAATGATACACACTTTGGTTGCCGTAATGACTCACCTGCTTTTATAAATTATCAAAATCGTTTTTATGATGAATTGTTTTTTCCATACATTGTAGAAAATAAGATAGATACATTAATACATTTAGGTGATGTGGTTGATAGACGGAAGTTTATTAATTTCAATACTGCTCATAATTTTCAAAACAAGTTTTGGAAAAGACTATGGGATTTAAAGATTGATACACATATTATATTAGGTAACCACGATACTTATTATAAGAACACAAACAAAGTAAACTCAATTCAACAATTATGTACATCTTTTGATGGTGTAAACGAACCTTGGATATATGATGGTCCCAAAGAAGTAGAACTAGGTGGTTGTCGTATGTTATTTTTACCTTGGATTTGTGATGACAATTACGAAGATTCAATTTATGCAATAGACAACTCTACTGCTGATATTTGTTTTGGTCATTTAGAAATAAAAGGTTTTGAAATGCACAAAGGTCATATGAATGAACACGGTTTAGATAGAGAACAATTTAAACGATTTGAAAAAGTTATGTCTGGACACTTTCATAAAAAATCAGATGATGGTCTTATCTATTATCTAGGTACACAATATCAAATTATGTGGTCAGATCATAATTGTCCTAAAGGATTTCATATCTTTGATACA